GGAGTTAGAGGAGCTGATGGGATTATTAAAATAGATGCAAATCTTACTCTAGCCTTAGCAAGGATTGCTACCAAACAAGCTACATATTTAGCTCTAAGTAGATACTTTATAATGGAAATACTAGATCGAGCAGTAGCAGAATTAACCTACATGCATCCGACTAGCGGCTCACTATTTTTCTCTTCACAGACAGATTGGAAGACTAGAGTTTACAGAATTATACTTCTAAGATTGGGAATAGCTGCTTCTGAATTCTCTATTAAAGATGGTACAGTATATATCTCTATAGATAAAAAACATCTCTCTAAATATCTGCACGGGAAATCAAATAGAAACAGAATAGAAGAATTAGATGGTTTCTATTACAAAGTAAATGCTATTGAGAAGGTTGCTTATACTGGAAAAGTTTATAACTTAGAAACAGAATCACACACTTATAATGTGTATGGATATGCGGTGCATAATTGTAACATGGAACACTCTGTAACTGGTAAGCCCCAGATTCTTTCAGCTAACTCGGCTAATCTAGAGTTATACTCAGAAGAAAGGGGTCTTCTAGTGCCAATTAATCACTACGAAACTAACCCTGGAATATTAACTGAAGGGGGAGTTGTTTCCCTTAAATTTTCTGTAGAGGCTATGGAGTATGCTTATAATAATCGAGAAGAAATTAAAAAGATTGGAGCTAATGCCAGAGACTATTTCTTACAAGATAAATTTAAGTGGAGCAACATTTCTAATACATTCAGAGAAATAATAGAAAATGGTTAATATTATATTTCCGAGTAATACAAAAGAAATAATTGATGAAATAAGAGACACTATAGGAAGGAATGTCGAGATACATTATACTTCAAGCGGAGTTGCGTGTACTACATGTACTCAAGACAGCTTAACAGGGAGATCTACAGATCCGTTCTGTCCAGAATGTGGGGGACTAGGTTATGCAGAGACCTCTCTGATGTATTCAGGCATGGCGCATGTAAGATGGACAAATGTAGATAATAGTTATAAGGCTCCAGGTGGAAAGATAGATACAGGTAACTGCGTTGTAACTATGGAATATCTTGATACGTTACCAGCTATTATAGATGCATCAGATTACTTTCTAGTAGATGATATTAAATTATATTACATAGATTATGACTTACGTGGGGTACAGGAAATAAATAGAATTGCTGTAAATCTTCAGCAAGATCCTAGAGAACAGAGGTAATCATGGAAAAGATAGATGATGAAGGAACAGTTTCATTAGAGCAAGCTACAGAGAAAGCCGATTACTACGCCAACATAGCGTGCAGAGCAATTTTAACAGCACTAGAGGCGGAGTATTCTATAGACAAATATGTACGAAAAATAATACTAGACTCAGTAAATGATTTTAAAAGGAATATAACTAGGTTTATTTACAAGGTCGAATAATGTGGCAAGTCTAGAATTCGCAATAGAACTACTTAAAGCAACTAATCAAGCTGGTAAGTATGATGCAGGAAATGTTAGTGAGCAGTGTCTGTGTGCAGCTACTAGTTTAACTAACATTAGAGATTCCTACGCTCAGGATATATGCAGTAATGTAGAAACAGCAATGCTTAAAGCTTGGGAGGTTAAAAACCTTCCAGAAATTGCGACACATTTATCAGAAGTATTAAAGAATCTTCTTATGAATGGAGATGAGAACTTTGTTAAAATCTCAGGTTTTAGATTAAGTGAAGATACTTGTAAATTATCAGTAGTTGAGGCGGATTTCTCTCCTCTAGGAAGCTTCCAAGATTGGGTAAGTATGCAACAAGCTGGAGGCGGAGGAGAGATATCTGAGGAAACTATTACCGAGCTTCAGAACGAAGGTTTTGATATAAAGAAACGCTCTCCTGTACAGCGAATGTCGGGATGGAGAAACTACTACACAAAATGGCTTAAAGGTAACGATAATACAATGTATCCAAGCATAATGGAAAGAAGGTTTGCTTGGGCAAAGAGCAATGATTTAGCTCCATACTGGTATTGGTACGATACCACAATAAATACTCTTAATGGTGTATATCCTAGACAACAACCTCAAGGTTTACGAAAGTTGGTAACAAAACTTTCTAGAGATTATGTACAACGAATAAATGAGGCTTGTAAATCTGGAGGAAGTGGGCCAATAGTAATTGTAGATCTTGGACTTCTAGGAAAAGAAGTAGAAAGAAGAGTTGAACAATTTATTGAAGGTAACATACCAGATTTACAAATGGATTTAAAGTTTACTTATGGAGGAAGGTATAAAGGAAGAATACTCCGTGAGGAAGAAATTATAGGATTAATTAATTCAGGAGAAATAACAGTATCCAAGAGTTATGAAAGAGGGGGTACTATTCAACTGAACTACCAAGTAACTTCTAACAGACAATTTACGGGATTGTATTCTAGGCTTATAAAACAATGATAACTTACGAACTATACAGAAATATACTTCTCTCGCTTATGGGGGAGCTTCAGGATACAGTTCCTGACGGTGTTTCAGTAGTAGATGAGACAGAGGAAGATTTAATTACTTCCACTATCGGTGTATACCCTGGGCCGATTCGGTGGGAGGGGTTTGAACTTGGTAACGATGATGATTATGATATTCTTAGTTGGATGTTTGCAGTATATGCGAATACAGCCGCACAAAGAGACTATCTATCTTTGTTGTTATTTAATAAATTAAAAAGTTGGGTTTTTGAAGTTTTAGATTACTCTGCTGGGGAAACGCTCTTGGGGCATTTGTATATAAAGGATACAATCGCCGTAGATCCAAGAAGAGCACCAGCAAATGTAGTTGATAAACTTAGATATTTTGCATTGATTAGTTTTCAATCGACCTTTCAGGAGGCGTAAAAATGGCAAGACGACCTGCTATATCTTTTAAGAACATTTCTCCAAGAATCGCTGGCGCGTTGGAAGAATACCGTCCAGCAAGAATACAAAGATTTGAAGTACGGGGAAACTTTCCTAATACAGATATTTCGGAACACGGTAACAATGAGTTAGCTGGAAGTATTTTCGATATTCCAGATTACACAGTAACACTATCTGCTTTAGATGTGTCTATTAAGCTGTTCGCAGCTTTAACGGGCACTGATCCAGACGCTTATCCAGGAGCTGGAGTTTCAATTAACGCATTAGATACTGTTGATATTGTTGGGGACATAAAGAGTGAATCTTTAATGGATTATGTTAAAGTTATTCACCTGAGAAAATGTCGGCCACAATCATTACGTTTTACTTACTCTGTCGAAGGACAGGCTACAGAAGAGTATACTTTTGGGGCAAGTACTAGATTTTTGTTCACCCATGACGTAATCATAGATGTTCTTGATGGAAGTTCTTCTCCTCAGACAACCTCAGAAACACCAGAGCAACTAAGAAGTGGCAACTACGCTGTTTCAGTGATGCTAGATGGTGTGTATCTAATTGAAACAACTGGGGCTCCAGCTACTGGCGAGTATGCAGTTTCTGGAAGTTCAGTAAGTTTTGCAGATACTGGAACTACTTTGGTAGTTGCTTATAAAGCAGCTCCAGTGGGAACTAACTGGACATACATTGATGATTCAAGTATTCCAGCAGCGATTTCTGGTAAAGATATTCCTATATACATTTATGCCGAAGACATGGACTCCAATGTTTTAATTACGCGAGTGCAGAGTGTCAACATATCTGTAAACCTTCGTACTGACCCGATCAAGGAAATGGGAAATGTAGAAGTTGTAGATTATATCGCCCAGATTCCTGAAGTTACTGGGGACATCACTGTGCTTGACACAGATGAGGAACTAGTAGAACTATTCTCCACAGGAACTACCGCAAGTGTGCTTACAGAATTCAGAACCTGTGATATGCTTACAGGAAGAAATCTTAACTTGAAAGTTAGATTAAGAGATCCTTCCGACCCATGTAGTGCTAGTGGTACAGTTCTTAAAACGATTTATGTTCCAGGACTGCAATTAACTGGAGAAAGCTATACTTCTAACGTTGGAGATAGTCTAACTAACACACTTAACTTCAAGAGTTCCACAGGAAACCTTCTGGTTTTCTCTGGTTCTTACTAACAAATAAATCATAACAAAGGAGTTTAAAGGGGCAGGGCTTAAACGTGCCTTGCCCCTTTATTTTTTACAATGAATATATCAAAGTTATTTAAATGGATTAAAGAATTTACGTTACTAGGAACTAATGGAGAACCCATTCTTGATGAGAATGATAAGGAGATAACTGTATATATTAGAGTCATAGGGGATAACGACTTAGATGAAGCTAAGAAATATGCTCTTAGAGAATCTCGTAAACTAAGGAATAAATATAGAGAAAATCCAGAAGAAGTTCTTCCAGATATGAATAGTTTGTCATTATCTGAGTTAGCTTCACTAGTTGTCTTAAACGAGGCTAGTTTTCTATATAAACAAGCAGAACGAGATACAGTTATTCCTTTTCCCACAGTACCTACTTCTATGCATGTTGAAGATGAAGAAAGGTACTTGGAGAAATTAGATACTTATTTTGAAGACCTTATCGTGGCGATAGATGAGAAAGCTCAGAAATTATTTAATGATAAGAAAGCTTATTATGAAGCTATGCCTATGGATAAACTTATGATTAGGGCTAATAATACTTATATAGATAAGATTGTAGAGTTAGAAATAGTTAAATTTTACAATGACGCTATACTTTATTATGCAATTTATGAAGATAAAGACTGCACAGTTAAAGTCTTTAAAGACATTGATGATGTAAGTAACTCAGCTAAGTTTCTAAAAGAAATGTTATACACTGAGTATTCAAAACTTGTTTTATCGGACTTAGAACTAAAAAAATAGTTTTTAGCGATACGTTTAGAAAACAGTGGCGGATCGCGCTTGCCCTTAATAAGCCAATGAATTCACTGTTAAATGACCCGTTTAATCTTCCATATCCAGTAGCTTATGCTATTAGAAAACAAGAACAAATAGATTCTTTTATGGAACTGGAGGAAAAGAAAAGACCTCCAAAGAACATATGGCACAATGAGCATAAGATTAATGAGTGGTTAGAAGAAGTATTTGACAATAAAGACCCAGAAGCAACTATGGAATTTAATCCAAATGAGGTAGAGTAACTATGGCTCTTTCCGAAAAGATTCGTGAGCTAAGCGCAATAAAAGATAAGCTAGATCAAATTCAAATAGCTTATAAAAACTTAAATATTTCCACTGGAAATATGGATAGTTTTAAGGGTGTTTATAGTGAAGGATTAATTAATAACCTTGATAAGATTGCAGATAGATTCGATAATCTGCAAAGTTTAATCAATAAGGTTAGTACTGCCTATACTGCTTTTAGCACTACATTTAAAGGCAAGACTGCTGCTGAAAATGCTGAGATAAACCGCTTAATTAAATCTGGGGAGTACAAAACCTCAGAACGCGCTCTGAAAGGAGGAGGATTACAAACAGAAGTTAGAAACCAAATGGGTCAAATTTCTGCTTATAGTAATCCTATGCCCTTAGAAAGCATAAATAATATTCAACAAGTAGTTGTTGAGTTTAATAAATTAAGCGCAATAATGGATACTTTTAACTCTAGAGCTGATATAAGAACAATTACTCCAGAGGAAACAGCTAAACTTATTGAGGCTAGAAAACTATTTGGTGAAATTGGTAAAGCCATAAAAATAGATTCTCCTGGGTTAAATCAGATAAATAGTGAGTTAGATGCGTTATCTGCTACTGGAGTTACTACCTCAGATGTATTTAAATCCTTAGCCACCGGAGTTCAAGCTTTTGCTGGTGTTGTAGACGCTTACTCAACCTCCACCTCTGAGGATATAAAAGGAATGTACCAGCAAGCTAGTAACCTTGCTCAAGAAGGTGCAAGTGCTGGAGGAGCATTCTCCCTCAGCGTCTCTGGAAAGAATGTTAGAGTCAGACAACCAAAAAAAGAAGATGAAGTAGGAAGAACTTATGGAGTAGACCAGGCTTGGTCTGGAACTATTGAAGGTATTGATAAATTAGTTGCTAGTAACAAACCTGAAGAATTAACTGCTAAACTTAAGGCAGTAGAGGATAATCTTAAGTTAGTAGTCGAGACATCGAAAGGTTCTGGAGCTTCTTTCGATATTCTTAAAGCTAATTTTGTTGAGGGAGCTAAATCTCTTCAAGTATACTATGATGTACTTCTTAAATTTGGTAATGGGCTTGTAAAAATTAAGGAACAAACCAGTACATTTGATGTTGAAACTGGGAAAATTAAAACTAATGTTCCTACTCCAGCTACTACTATTCAATCTACATCTTCCAAAGATTTAACAAGTCTTACTGATCTTGATATTGAAAGAACTCAAGTAATATACAATAGAGTGCAACAATCTGTAACTGAAATGTCAGCGGCTATGACAGCCGCTGGGCAACGTCTTGGACAAGATTTTGTCATTGATGTAAAAGAAGCAGATATAACTATTGACGAACTTGGAGAGAGTGCTAGAGCTTCCCTACCGTATATACAAGATCTTGGAGATGGGATGCGGCGTACTGGAACCATTTCTCAGACATATAAGTTAGATATAAATAAAGGTATAGTTACTCCAGAGAAGTCTCCATTTGAATCTTCTAAAGATTTTTTCGGCTCAACTCAAGCGCAGACTGAGTATGTAACTAATCTAACCGCAGCTTTAGATCAATTAGGTCTAACCCAAGATAAAGTTACAAAGGCGCATTACGACGGTAACTCCAAATTAATTAGAATTACTGCTGCGGAACAAGCTGCTACCGGAGTTACTAAACAACTTACTGTAGCTTTTGACCAGCAAGGAAAGATAGTTCAAGATACCAGCAATAGATATGATGGTTTCTTTTCTTCTCTCCAAAAGAACTTTACAAGAGTGGCTAGATGGGCTATTGCCACTACAGTTATTTATGGAGCAATTAATGAACTTAGACAGATTCCAGAAGCTCTAGCGGAAATTGACCAAGCTACTGCTAGACTTGCAGCTATTTCAGGAATTTCTTCTAAAGAAGTTGGAGCATACTTTGATGCTACTATTGATGCTGCTAAAAAATATGGTATAGATTTAAAAGAGGCTCTTCCAGCCGCTGAATTTGCTTTGCAAGCCGCAGGAGGTACTGACCAAGATACTTCTTTAACTTTGTTATCTGACTCAATGCTCCTAGCAAAAATTACTGGGGATGACCTAAAGACTTCTGTAGACATATTATCCGCAGCTTTATCTCAGTATAACTTAGGTTTGGATAAAGGTTCCCTCTTAATGGGTAAATGGTTGGCATTAAATAGAGCCTACTCAGTGTCTTTGACAGACTTAGCCCAAGGTTATGCAGCAGCCGGTACACTAGCCCAGGAATTCTTAGGGGATGGGGCAGAAGGATTAGACACTTTTAATGCTTTAATTGCAATTACAGCTAGAGAAACCGCCTTGTCTGCTTCTCAGTTAGGTAACTTCCTGAAAACAGTATTAACCTCATATTCTTCTTCTGAAGTTCAAGATGTTCTTGGACAGTATGGTATTTCTGCTAAAGACTCTACTGGAGAACTGCGAAACTTTAGGGATGTTTTGTACGAAGTTTTCTTAGTTACTGATGAATTTGACGCAAGAACCACCAATGCTCGAAACGATATTAGTAAGGTATTGGGAGGTGGGGGAAGTAGGCAGACAGCCAGGGTATCAGCTTTAATTGGGGGTATGGGGGATGTTTCTCAAGTAGAGAACGTTTCTGCATTAGCTAGAGAATCTGCTCCAGAAAATTACGCAAAGTTTATCCAAACATTAACTGATAACTTAAAAGATAACTTCCAAGAGTTAAACCTAGAAGTCTCTAAATTCATGAAAGCATTCGGAGAAAGCGATGTTCTTCCGTTCTTAACAGACGTAACTTCAGCATTAATTACTATTGTTAAGTTATTCGAGAGTATGACTGGAAAACTTGGGGGAATAGTTTCTAAACTAGGCGCTGCTGTACTAATAACAAGTCAATTATCCAAAATTAAATTATTCGAGAATATGGGCAATATTGTTACAGGAGCGGCTAGTGGAAATGCGGCAAGTATAGGTACAGCTTTAAGACCTGCTGTAGCATCACTAACTTCAGGATTAAGTCCCACAACTATAGGTATCTCTATAGCTGCCAGTATTGCTAAGGGACTTCTTGATGGGTTTGCTGCTGAAAAAGACGGTTTACTTATTGGAATGACTACTACTCTTACTACTCTTGCAGCATCTTTAGCAGGGGGGGCACTTCTAGGGCCAGTTGGAGCTTTAATAGGTGCTCAATTAGCTGATTATGTAACACAAGGTTTTAAAGACGGTCTTAAAGAACAAGATATATTAGAAGCTCTTACAGAAAAGTTTACTGCTGCGGGACTTAAAACTCCAGAAGGAATGAAAGAAGTTACAGAAACTATTGGCCCAGACAAACAAGCTCTTACTCGTGCAGCAGCAAGAATGGCTGGAATTACCAGTAATAGACAACTTCCAGTCGGGGGAATGCTCTCGATTTCTGCCAAAAGCTATGGGGGAAATGATGAAAGGATACTAGCTGCGAGAGAATTTTATAAAGAATTTATAGCGATAGTTGAAAAAGGAGAACAAGATAATCTTGATGCTCTAGAGGCAGCACAAGTTGAGATTGATGCTCAAACCGAAGTAAGGCGTATTACCGCAGCAAGACAAGAGGCAATAAAGGTTCCATTTGTAGGAGCTAAAGACGAAGCAATCAATCCAGAACTTCTGGCAAGAAAGGAAGCTGTAAGAAGATCTCTTCTAACTCAAGCCCTAGCTGGGGATGTCTCTAAAAGTGATATGGGAAATACTTTAGAAAGATGGGATACAGCTACAAACACAGCTATTCAGGCTTGGGATGCCTTATCTTCTTCATTTGTTAAAACTGGAAGAAGTTTTTATGATGTAGTGGAGCTATTCACAAAGACTCCTGAAGAATGGTCTGGAAGTTTAGTAGACTTAATAACAAAGATAAACTCTCTGCAAAGTGAAATCACAATGGCTAAAAGAGCTGGCGAAGATTACACACTAATGCAAAATGAGATGAATGATTCTATAGGCGAGGCACTAAGAATCATGGACGCTCTTGATGAAAACTTTATAGAGGAAGCAGGAGGCTTTGAGTTACCTAGTTTTATAGATAGAAGAGCTGCTCCCAAGAAAGAAGTTTCAGAAGATGTAAGTATTGGAAGACTTCAGCAAGAGCAAGCTGCTAGATTCAATTACTCGGCTAATGAGAGTTTCTACCAAGAACTAGGCTTAAATACCTTTGAAGCTTATTATGAGGGTTACGTATCAAGACTTCCTGATTTGTATATAGCTACTAAAGACGGATTGATGCAAATAAAAGACTTGTCCTCTGAGTTCTTTGGGGTAGGAGCAAGCCTTGGAGATGAGCTTAGAAAAGGTATGGAAGAATCCTTTAATGTTAGAAGATTAAAAGATGTTGATCCATCCCAAATGGCAGAGATTGAGGCTGGGAATAGATACTGGGTAAACTATTTAGCTAATATTAGAGGGCAATCTTCTGAGGAATATTTGCAAGATGAGGGTGTAGATATGAACTTAATTCTTGGAGAGAATAATGTCTTCAACAAGATTCTTACTACTAATGAGGCTATGAACTTTGTCTTACAAGACATTCTTGATACAGAAAAGAAACAACTTGAAGGTATGTGGAATATTCCAGATGGAGCATCATTCTGGGTTCCATTAACTTCTCTATTCTATCAAAAAGGGCAAGGTGGGGGATACCCAGAAATGCCTGCTTTGCAAGACTCAAGAACTGGAAAAGGTGGAGGAGTTGAGGAGTATCTTGCAAGTGCAGGAGGAAAGCTTTCTGGTTTACAAGATATGGAAGGTTTCTTAGCAATATTCAAAAAATTTGTTCTTGATCCTACCAGAAGTTTGACCGGAACTGATGAATTACCTGTGCAAGGCATTAGGAGAGGTGCTGAAAAATCTGTTTCTGAAGTTATGACTGAATCTTTGGGATTAATGGGATTGCAAGATGGATTGAAAGATTGGGTAACTCCAAAAGATTCGTCAAAATCCTTACCAATACCGGCTATTCCAGAAGGATTTGATGTGATAAAGGAGTTCATTAATAGAGTAGGGGTTTTGTTACGTGGAGAAACCTCCTT